CTAATAATATAAATTTATTAACTGCTTAAATTTTGAACAAGATCCATCTGCTGGTAGCCAACTCATACTTTAATTCATATAGTCTTTTGGTTTCGTTAATTACACTCTGGCACTTATAAACCAACATATTGTTACCAGCTAGCTTTTCCTTTTCTACACTAATAACTTTATCTATTTTAACAACAGAATTAGTTCCATCTTCTTTAGTTATTTTAAATCTTACAGGGTTTATAATACCTTTAGTATCTGTCCAAGCTACCATTTCAATAGGCTTTGCTATAACTTTCATGCTTTAGTCCTCCTGATAGTTTTTTAAAATATGTATAGTTCTTGACATGTTAATTGTTTTTTCAATGTAACCCTCTGCTTGTAATCTATCTAAACATCTTTGCACTGTAGATGTTGATTTAAGGTTTAATACCGATGCTAGCTCCCTTACACTGGGTGAATACTTGTTGCAAATAATAAAATCATTAATTGCTTTAAGAACATGTTTTTGTTTCGTAGTAATCATTTGTTCCACTCCCTTTAATTAACTAATTATAGCGAACATACGTTCTATTGTAAAGCAGAAATTAATACAAAAAATAAAAAAAGACCTAATGCTTTAAGCACCAGGCGTTAAAAATAGAGTTTTTAATGCCAAAAGAATGAACATGATTGTATAATCTACACCCTTGTTTGTTAGGTTTTCTTTTGCAGTTGTGATAAAGTTACTTTGTAAATCATCTGGGCTTTCTTTGATATGTTCAAGTTGCTTTTCAATAAAAAACAGATTACCTTCTACTACTTTGTTACCAATCTCTACGGAATTTATAAGTCCTCCAAGCTTTTGTATAATTTCTCCATTATCCTTGTTCAAACATTGCATAAGAAATAACATTAATTTTTGTGTTTCATTACTTTCACTCTGAATTTGTAAACTTTCTTCTTGAATTTGTAAACTCCGCATAGACATCTCTTCTGCTTCTCTTCTTTTTTGATTTATAGCCTCACTAACTTTTAACATCTGTCTTTGACTCTCTTCTATTTGTGCACTTACATTTGTCGTCAAGCTATATGAAGACATACCAAATTTAGGTAAATTATTCATGATATTACCACCTCCTATACATAGTTTCTATAAAGAAATACAGATTCCTTTAATTTACTTATCAAAAAATAAAAAAGCCTGAAGCTGGATTTCTCTAACCTCAGGCATCAACTATTTGCAACCCACGACTTTTCTACATTCTAAGATATTCTTTATTATAATTTAAAACTTATTCCTAACCTAGTATAAATTGGTTTTATTAAATCTTCTGTTAATGGCCAGTCTACTCCTACTTTATGAGGATGTTTGTTTACTAAATAATACATCAATAATATTACCGGCTGTCTAAATAAAAGTTGTGTGTTATATTTAGAATTTATTTGTTCCTTTATTATACCAATATTTCCATTAATAAATGCTAATAGGTCTTCAGATTTAATTTGCTTAATTATTTCCTCATAAGCATCTATTATCAACTCTTGTATTTTTTTATTTTCTTCTGGCATTCTTATTTTAGTATATTGATCTCTTATCATTGGAAGTAAATTATTTGACTTTTCATTATTTTCTTCTATCATCTTGTCATTTACCTCCTTAAAAATAAAATCTGTAGTTTCAATCATTGCCATACTTCTTGCAACTAGTCTTTTTATAATAGGTTTGACGTTTTGCTTGGTCTTATATACAGTATCGTGTGATAATTCACTATATGCATGTTGCAGTAATGTTCTAATCTGAACTTCACACGGTGTTGATGCATCAATAGTAATATCATTTACACTTAGTTCTTTATTATTCCTAATAATATAATGAACTGATTGGTATTCAAAAGCATTTGGGTTATCCAACCTTTCTTGCTCAAAATTTTTATCTTTTGAAAAATTCCATTCTCTACATTCTTCTATAATATGCTGTATAATCTTTATATCATCCAAGAGTAATACCACAAACCGGATACCGACTTTATCTGTTATATCCTCTATAGGATTAATATAGTTTTTTTCTCTATAGAATGCCTTTTCAATAATGGAGCTATTGTTCTTCACTCTTGCTATTACTTGTGTTTTCAGAAAACATTCTGTATCAAATTGTTGTTTATTTAATTCTGTAAATATATGCTCTTTTATATATTGCCCCCAACATCTTAAACTATCCTTCTGCTTTTCATAGTCTTGTAAAAATTTCTCCTCGTTATTCATTATTGTTGATATTTAATCTTTCCTTTAACTTTTAATGTTGTTCCCTCTGCATCTGTACTAATAATTTTTACTAAATCATTAAAGTTATCAGAAGGCCCAGCAATACTTATTTCATTAGAGAATTTTATTTTTCTTAGTTTTAATCTATTATCCAAATATTGGGTATCTTTTTGAATTAATGTTGTTGGTATATTTTTATTCACCATATAATCATTATATGAATCTTTTATATCAGCTGCAAATGAATTTTCTGAAAATTCCTCAACGCTTATTGAAGCATTTATAGGAGATTTTATATAAGAATAAAGTTGCAAATTTAAATCTACTTTATTCTCGTCTGGTATATCTAAAACATCTATAAACTCTTTAGTTCCTTCATAAAAATCTCGAGTAATTATTTTACTATTTCTTTTAAATGTACAACCTAAAAATGTATCATAAAAATATAGTGCAGCTTCTTTTGTTTCAGATTTCTTCATGTTATTATCGTACACGAAAGTGCTATATTTTTGAGATAAGTTAGAGTCAGGTTCTTTGATTTCATTATCTTTAATAAAAACTGCTATTTTATAAAGCTTTTGTTGAGGTGTAAGCAATAGATCTGATAAATACTTTAATATTTCATCATTGTTTTCAGTTATTGTTCTAGTAAACCCACTATGTATTTCTGCTTTTATGATACCAGTAATGGGGATTGGAATGTTATTCACTTGGATAGTCCCATTAAAAACTATAACTATACCACCCGGTATCCTTCTTGATGTTTGCGATTCAGATAATTTATGTGCAATATTTTGAGAATTTTTTATAAAGTCTTCATCATTGCAATTTAACATTGAATTAACTAGGTATACACAGCTATCTACACCAAAATTCTTTATTTCCATCTCCATACTATTAGATTTATTTCCTATTGCATTAACTACTCTTTCTGTTAGAACCTCCAAGCCATCTTCATCTAATATTGACAAAGTATGATTAAACTTTGGCTCAACTACTTCTTTTTCAATATTTCTTTTAAATATCTCATGAATAATAATTTGATTAATCTTTAAATTTTTAAATTCCATATTAATCCCCTCTCATTTTTGTATATCTCAAGGGATTTTGTGTTATAATGACAATATGCTCTTTGAGATATATAATTTATGAAACCACTTTGACGGTCAATCTATAGTGGTTTCTTTTTAATTGTACATCTTCTTGCAAAATAGGACAAGCATTTCCATATTTTCAAAAAAAATAAAAGACCTCAAGGAAATTAATCCCCGAGGTCTTAAACTATTCTATGCTATTATTTATTTCTCCATCCTCTACTAAATCCTTGGCTTTATGATATAGATAATGTACCAACCGTCTCATGCGTTCTTTATTTATAAATACTGTGATTTTTTTAGGCAAAAATTTATAAGCATTTACAACTACCCAGTCCTCTTGTTTTTTACCACTTTTTAATACCCAATCTTTTGCCATGCTCTTTGCTTGGAGCATTAGAGCATAGAGTATACCTTTTGATTTTTGCCACTCAACGATAGCGAAAAGAATAATGGCCAACACCACCAAAATAATAAATCTGTATTCAAATAATAATTTCATTTTAATACACTCTCCTTAATTTCTATGAAAGATTCAAAACCCACCTTTTTAAGTTCGGCCACTCTCTGATCAGCATTACCTTTATCTAAAAAAGATCCTGTTATGACTCTGTAAGTTTTATTAGTAACTCCAGGAACTACTGGTTTTACTATAGGTTTAATTTCTTTTCCTAATAAGCCCTCTACTATGGCTTTAGCAATAGCTTTATATCCAACTTTTAAGTAATGGTCCGCATCTGAAGTATCTACAAAGCAAACCTCTATTAATATGGATTTTGCAACAGTCCTCTTTATTACATAAAGTCCTTTGCCATCTTTTACGCCTCTATTTTTAAAGCCTAATTTAGCTATATTGGCACAAATATCTATTGCATCTTTATATTGTCTACCCTCGAATGTATAAGCTTCTACTCCTTCTCCGCCACCTGCATTAAAATGTATAGCTATAAACCAGTCTAAATCCTGTCTATTTGCTTGTTCCATTATTTTTGATAAACTATCCGATACAGAAGTTGCAGAATCTATTGTACAGTTTATAGCTTTGTGACCCTCTATTATTAATAAGCGTCTAACTTCTGCACCAACTAATCTGGTATGCTCTCCCTCTTTTATAATGCCTACAGCTCCAGTCCCAAAACCTCTTATTGTATGGCCATCATTTACTCCAAAAATCATAATTTGATTCCCCTCTCAAGATTATCTTATTTTTTTAATAGTTCCTCAACCTTTACCTTAATGCTTTCAACAGCACTACCTATATTACTTATAGCTTCAAAGTTTTTTGTTAACTCTAGTATTACATTTTGATATGTTTGCTCACGTTCCCCGGATTTTAAATCCCTCGAATCTTGCTTTGCATCCCTTTTCTCTTGTTGTTTTAGGATATAAAGTAATAACCAAACAAATAAACCATATCCTAGCCCTTCAGTTAACGCTTTTGCCATCATTGTATCCATATATGCCTCCCAAAACTTTGTCATTATATATATTTTCTAGTACAGGTATTAACCTCTAAGGCAATTATCAATATACCCCTTAGAGGTTTTTTGAGTGTTAGATTAGAAGAACCAAATCCACCACCACATACGGTTCATGGTTCATCAACTCCTTTCAAAATTTGCATATAAAAAAGGACCCTTGGAGGTCCTCATTATTGTGTTATTTAATTTTGTATGTACGCCATATATCCCTAGTTTGTAGCAAATAAAAACGTCACAAACTTTTAGAGCTTGTAACGTTTAATAATAACGTTGTGTACTATAAGAAATTACAAACCAACATCTGAAAGCTCAACTTGAATATTCTCACTTTTATTTCTTATCTTACTACTAAATATTATATTTTCCTGCATTACTTTTATGGAAGGAAGAGTAAAAATGAATTTACTCCCTTTACCAAATTCACTCTCAACAAATATGCGACCACCATGCAATTCTACAATCGACTTAACTAAACATAAGCCAATACCTGTTCCTTCAGCATTTCTTGATAAAGATTCTTTTACCTGTTTAAATCTATCAAATATTCTCTCCAATTGATTGGCTTTAAGTCCAACACCACTATCCTTTACTGATATTTCAATGAATTCATCCCTACACTTAATATTAACAAATATTTCTTTACCTTTTTCCGAAAATTTAATCGCATTGGATATAAGATTTAATACCACTCTTTCAATTTTTTCTGGGTCACAAGCAATTATTTTTTCTTCTATATCAGTATCAAAAATTATATTTAACAATTTACTATCAGCATAGTTAATAACTGACATTACAGTTTCCTCTATAACCTCAACTATATTATTATTTGACATCTTCAATTCAAAGAATCCTGCATTAATTTTTGATGAATCAACTATATTATTTATAAGTTTGGATAGCCTATAGGAATTTAGTTTCATTGATTCAATGTAATTAATAATTTTCCCCTTTTTTTCATCTAAAGAACCATTATGACAATACATTTCAAATAACTGTGCAGTTGAAAAAATTACATTTAACGGTGTCTTAAGTTCATGGGATATGTTAACGATAAATTCTTCCTGTGCTTTCATTGCACTTTCCATAATTATTTTAGCTTCCTTTAGTTGTTTAATCTCGTTATTCTGTTCTTCAATAATCCTGCTAGCAAATACTACTTCTTCTACCATACCATTATTATAAGTACACTCCACGATTCAACCCCCAATTTTTTATTATATTCTCTAGTAAATTTTACTATTTTAGAGTATATACAATACAAGATATCCCTAATATAGTCATCATTTTATATTACCATAATTTATGTTATTTTTATATGTTTTTCACTATATTAGCATTTAATATTGGGAATTGGGAGTCTAATAAGAAAAGGAGCCCTTAGGCTCCTTAATTGATGTGATACGATTATTAACTTTAATCTAGTAAATCATCGTATTCGTTTAGTAGCCCATCTAGCTTTTGGCTAAGTACTACCAATTTGGTGTCAGTTAGCACTTCTTTTTCATTGATTAACTGATAGATTAATTCTCTGTGTTCTTCAATATTTCGTTCTATTTCCTTTATTTTTGTCATAATATTCCTCCTTTCACTAATAATTATAACGAAAAAAGGAATATTATTGTATAGCATTTTGAAAAATTCAGGTGACATGTGTAGTCATAATTTACAATTTTAATTTAATAAAGAAAATCATAAATATAATCCTAATGTTTAGTAAAATGGGCAAAATAAAAACACCCTATTGAGTGCCTACTTTGCCCTTTAAAATTAAACTATTGGTTCTTCTACAATTAGATTGCCATATCCGTCAAGTCCTAACGCTGTTAAATCTGCCATAACTGCTTCTGAATACATTGTTGGAACCTTTGGTAATGGACCGCCTGCTGGAACTTGTCTCCTTTGATTCATAACTAATGCTACATACATATCTACCATATCATTCTCACCTCCTTCCAATAGACAAAGAATAAGCTTAACTAACAACTGGGTTATCTAACATAGCTTGAACTTCTGCCAGATACATTTCTGGTACTTGGGGTAATGGTCCACCTGAGGTCATCTGACGTTTACCCCCAATTACTAATTTATAATACATATCAGCCATAATTACACCGTTCCTTTCTCTAGCATACCTTCATACATTGTAGCCATAACATCCATTAATATTAGTTGACCATCAATAACCTCTTGATTAGTTGGTTGAACTATAATAGGTGGACTATCTATATCAATAAGGTCACCCCAAACTATTGCTCCGTCAAGTATAGCATAGTGATACACGCCAAATTTTTCTCTGTATTGTCCCCATGTTAACTGAACAACACCTACTGTACTAGGTACTCTTTCCGCCAGCGATATATAAGATTGAAAATCTTCTTCTGCTGTCGTTTCAATTACTGAACCCTCGCGTTCTCCAATTTCTTGTATTACGTTTCCTGTTGCTAGGTCGTAGTATATTTTCTTTGCTATTTTCAATATTGACACCTCCTACTCTATTGCAGTCCATGTTGCCGTTTGTGGTCCATTGCAACTAACTTCAAAACCATCTGTATATATTGTCCATGTTGCGTTTAAATCTGTTCCTGCATTGTTACTAGCGTTATTCCAATGTCTTGTTTTATCCATGTTAGGCAAATTATGATAGACTATACTTTGTGACATACTTGAATTTCTGTCCTCGACTAAAATCAAACTAGGTTGAAAAGTTAAACCTCTTACCGTACAATTATAGGGAGAAACAGAAGGTATAACTACAGTTCCACTTGCGAATTTTTTACCTCCCAAACTTGCAAGAGTAACATTTCCTGCTACTCCAAATATATTTACTCCACTCTTTATATTTCCTGCCACTAAATCTGCATCTCCATATACAACCCCAGTACCACTATGCTTACCCGAGGTTATAGCTTGATTAACTGTTGATGGAGTAAGATTAACTGTTCCCCTATCCACCATTGCACCTATAACTAATACTCCATTTACATATCCTTTCTTTCCGCTTACAACATCTCCCGCAACTATGGGCACTGTTGCCTCCTCACTAAATGTTCCTAATATACCCCCTACTGTAGCACCATCTGCAACATTTCCTGCAACTAGATTTGTTATGGTTGCAGTTATTGTACCACCTGGACTATAGCCAGCAGCTACTACTTTAGTAGCGCCTTGTGTAGATAATGTGGTTGTAGGTACTGTGTTGTTTGGCATAGTACCAATAACTTTAGCGCTATTAACGAAACCTACATGACTTACTAGTACGTCTGCTGCGAGAATAGGATTCGTTAATTCATAATCATAATTACCTGTTACACCACCTACTACAGCGCCATTTTTTACGTTAGCAGCGGTTAAATTAGTTATTGTAGCTGTAATGGTTCCACCAGGACTATATCCTGCCGGTACTACTCTAGTAGCGCCATTAAGAGTTATAACCGCACCGGGAGAGGCATTATTTGCCATTGTTCCTACTATGTCATCTGCATCTGTACTTGCTGTTTTACCAGAGAGAAGGTCAGATGCAATTGCATTTCCAGAGCCACCTTCACCCTGTAATATAAAATTTGTACCATCATACCTAAGAGTATATATTCCAGTAGTTTTTAAATTTGTTACATCTGTTCCATTGGCTTTTTTAATACCTTTAGCTCCTTTGCCATTCCAGTTTAAAGTACTTGCTACAGTGTTATTTATATTGAATTTTAAACTTATAGCCATGCCTGCTGTAAGAGTTGAAATTGTAGGTGTTGCAATAGCATAGGTATTTACCGTCCCTGTAGTAATTCCACCATAGGGTATTAGCTTTGTATAATCAGCCAAAGACAACGTAAGATTAGCTTGAACCGCATCTGCTTTTGCTTGTGATCCTGCAGGTGTTTCTTTATTATTCCATGTAGTTCTTTCTGCTCCTGTAATGTGTTTAGTAGAATCACTAGCATGTGTATCTACTTTATTTTGCGCTCCTGTTGGTGTTTCTTTAGTCCCAATTAGATTAGCCATAGTTGTAGCATAATTGGGATCATTGCCAAGAGCAGCAGCTAATTCATTCAATGTATCTAATGTAGCTGGTGAAGAATTTACTAAAGTTGCAATTTTAGTATCTGTATATCCTTTTGCTTCAAGGAGCTTGGCTAATACGCCAGCATCAATTTTATCCCAGTTATCATTTAACATTGTGTCTATATTAAAGGTTGAAAGTCCGTCTGTTACCGGATTAGCTTTAAATAAAGCTAAGTTTGTTGTATTACTCGACATCATGCACCTCCTGCAAATTTATTCAATTGAGTAGCTTGTAATTGATTTATTGTCATAACTTTTATATCGTTAATAAGCAAATAACGGAAAGCATATTCTAAAGGTAAATGTGCTGGCTTGACTTCATTCAGTGCGATAATTAGAGTAGCTATATCTGTTGGAACTCCATATTCACCCACAAACGATAGTTTAATAACTCCATTTATGAATTGAACATTTATATCCCCATTTTTCCATGAGTTAGCAACTGATTGCAATAATTGCAAATCAGATTTGCCTGACATTTTCCATTTAGCAGATATAAAACTCCCTCTATCTGCATTACTTAGGCTTGTATTAGATTTTATTCCTAATAGTTTTTCATATATTGGTATACTCCAGGTAAGAGTCTCAAAATTATATTGTGCTTTTAGGTCTGCAGCTGCACTATTGAAATCATCTAATAACAATCCTGTACTATCATATAACTCATTTATCCAAGCATCTTCTCTATAATCTTTGTGTAGGTTATTAATTAAATTTTCTTTGAACATTAATTAACCACCACACTTCCGAGTATAGCAACCTCTTCATTTCCTATAACTATATTTGTAGTAGTACCATTTACAGTTAAGGTTGTATAATCCATTACACCAACTGTATTTAATATAGTTAATCCTAATCGAGCATAACTTACATAGCTTTGTTTAAATGCAATTTCCTGAAGATAAGTAGTTATATTAGCTTCTACATTTTCTAAAACTTCTGCCAGGGTATAAGCGGTATCTTCTTGTATATCAACAACTATATTAATTGCTTTACCTGTAGCACTTGTTACTGTACAATATGCTCCAATAGGTGCCTGTCCTTCCCCTATGCCACTGCTATTAGGATCAATATAGTTTTGCACAGCTAGAACTATATTAGCACTTGCCACTTGTTTGTTTGAATCTATAATCACAACTTTAACAGTATTTGCACCATTCCATAAAGATAAAACTTTAGCATCCCCAACACCACTTATTGACTTTGCCCATGTTAAATAATTAAAGGCATTGCCACTGTTTGAAGGTAGTCTTAAAGCTTCGTAATATCTAGTTCTAACACTATCATCACTTTCAGCTTCATATCCACCAGATGTAGGCAGGCTATTATTACAACTTACTATACCAGCTAATGTTACTGGCATTAATGTAATGCTATTAGCTCCTAAATTTCCTGTAATTCCCTCGACTACTGCCTTAACTATTATTTCCCCAGTAGTAACTACAGCCACACTTTCATCAGCAACAAACTGAATATTATCAACGGTAGAAAATAAATCACCTATTGTAATATTGCCTGTTCCGGTAACTGTAACTATTCCTAATGAATTTGTAGCTAATTTCCTTACTATACCTTTTCTTTGCAAAACATACTTTGTTAATTCACCCCCTGTCAATAGGTCTACATCTAACATATCCATCATATTTTGTAAAATTAAATAGAGTTTATTTTCTTCAATTGCAAATGATTTTAAAATGTCATATGTCGGAAAACCTGGGGATTTCTCATAGCTTTCACCGATATTACCTAATAATGTTATCTGCAAATTATCGGTTGTCATTTCTTCGAACACTTATATCACCTCATTTATGCTTATTAATGCTGTATCTTTTAAAGTTATAGTAAATTCTACTGTTAATGTTCTTTTAGATTGTGATAAAGCAATATTATCTACACTTTTTATTGCCTTATTTCTAAGCATTGCTTCTGTAATTTCTCTCCTTAATTCTGAATCTAGAAAAGGATTAAGTTTATTACCAATTAGATCTTCTATATTGCAATAAAAATCTGTGTCTTTATAAACATTGAACTTATCTTTATATGTCCTTAAAATAAGTCTCACCCATTGTTTAATAGCTTCAACCTGTGAAGTTTCAACATTTTTCCCATTTAAAAATATAAATTGTTTTGTTTCTGAATTAAAGTTAAAACTTCTTTTTATTGATATATCTTCAACGGTTTCCGATTCAGGCATATCATAACTTTCTAATACAACATCTTCCTCAATATTAATTATTGGGATAACACTATCTTCCATTAAATCACTCTCACCACCTTATCAACTATAAAAAATCTTTGTCCATCCACATCAGAAATAACTAATACTTGATCATTAACTTTCAATATATCTTTAAATGTAATCTCCGTATTATTTGTTATGTTATTTTCTATGTTTTTAATATTTGCTTTTCTAGTATAGTTTTCCAATAGGCCACAACAAATAAAACAATTACTATCATCTAACATTACTTTATTATTTGATATTCCTATTTTTAGTGGTGCAACTGATAATACTATGCCTGATAAATTACCTATTCTTTTTACATTATTTCTAGCTTTTAATTCTTTTGCCAAATCCGTATCGTAACTCATATTATCACCTCTACCATTCTAGTGTGATGGTTGACTTCATTTGTCCATTTTCCAATGTACTTGATACACTTTTGATGTTGTACCAGCCACTCAACCCCTTGGATTTAATACTTAGACCAATCATTCTATTAGCTCTTATTTCTTCTCCACTTTCAATCACTATAATATTCAAAGTTGTATCTCTAAAAATCTTGTTATTTGTTTTCAAAGAATTGTTAGCCATGTTTTTAGCTTTAGCTATATCTTTAACTTCTAATGTTATTACCTCTTGTAATCCACCATAAATTTTAATGCTTTTAGTATCTGAGGCACTTGCTAAAATTTTATTATTAGCTTCATCACTACTAACAACTAATATTTTATTTTTCATTTCTTCAATACTGCTATTTAAGGTTAAATCTTTGGAGAGAATAAATTTAGGAAATATTTTATACTCATTTTGTTTTCTAATATATAATGTGTCACCTATCATTTCCTTTATATATTTAATTCCAATTTCTAACTCTGCTTGTTCTAAAATATCTTCTATGATAGCGCTTAAAGTCATATCCTTGTAAACTTTACTTATCAATGTAGTTATTTTTGTATTTTTTACCCTTTTTGCTATTGTAACTTTCCCTGTCTTTTTACTAGTAACTTTTGTATCTACTTTACTTTTTACAGTAGATTTTTTTTCGTCTTGAACTATAAAATCTATTTGCACAACATTACACTTAATACCAAACTTACTACATAACTGTTTTATGGAATCACTTGCATTAATTTTATTAAATTGTATTATAGTTTCATTCTTATTTAAATACCATTCATAACTAAAACAAGTACATGCATAAATAAGATTACTACTTTTAGATTTTTTAACTAAAATCCCTGTGAATGTAATCTTTGAGTTTATTTTCAGTTGTATATGTGCGCCCTCTGCTATGTCTGTTAAAGTATTAAAATTTAAATCTACCGCTAAGGTATCCTTATCACTACCCCATGTTATTGAATTGCTTTTAACTAATATTCCCACCCATTTACTATTTAATAAAGCTAATAGTTCATATTTCATACTATTGCCCTATATTCTTTAAAATCTACCGTATATTTTATATCCCCAACTCTATTTTCAAACCATACCATTGATTCTACAGTAACCATCCAGTTAATAATTTCAGTATTATTACTTTTTTCACCACGTTGCATAATGCACCTGATTGGTATTTTGTCTCTCATGGCACCGCTCCACATGTTTATTAAAAGATAAGGATCTATTTTACTTTTAGCAAATTCATATTTATCACCAAATTCAGGTAAAAAACTATCTATACTAAATGTTACAAGGCCCATACTTCCTATTAGGTTATATACTCCGTTATTAAATGTTTCAAATTCTTCGTTTTTAGCTGATTTACTTAATTCAGGCATTACTTCCGGCAAAATTGGTAATTGATAAACTTTTATTCTTTTTAGGTCTGAAAAATAAATATCCACCATATAGTCACCGCCTTTTTATTAAAATAGAGTGACTATATAAGCCACTCTTTACATATTACCTAGTGCTGATATGATTTTCCCTACAATTCTATTACCAGCTTTATCAAAGAAATCATCATCCCCAACATTACCCGTAAAATTAATAACAAATGTATTTCCACCGCTAGTTTTATCAATTAGTTTTTTAGATTTATCGGCTGGAATTATCGTCTCACCACTGGATAACTTCCTAATTTCTCCGCCTTTTTCATTAATTAATGCTAATCCTGCATTAGAATAAGAAGCTCCTGAAGCATATTGTGAAATTCTACTCGCTTTCTTTATAGCAATTCCCGTTGATGTTGTTTCTTTTCTGTTGGCTAGAGCATCATAAGATCTACTTGCTGAGGTTCCTTTGGGTCTTGTTAAACTAGCATAATCACCCATTTCAAATTTTCCAATAGCATTGATTTTAAACCCTGGCAATAAATTAATTAAGGCTATCATTTTATTTATATTATCTATAAATCCATTAGCGATATCCTTAAAAATATTACCTACAAAGGTACCCACATTACTAAATGCATTTTTCACACCAAAGGCAAAATTATCTAGCTTTACACTGATTGTGTCCCAATTTTTCCAAAGTAAAACACCAGCAGCTACAAGTAATCCGATTGCTATTACTGCTATTCCAAATGGCGTTAAAGCCATTGCACCACTAGTCAAAACTATGATTGATTTTAAAGCTATAAAAGCTACTTTTAATGCCATGACTGCCTTAACTGCAATATAAAAACTTCCAAATACTATTAAAAAGTTTTCTATTGTTGTTTTATGTTCTATTACGAAATCTATTACTTTTTTAATATGATCATATATTTTAACTATAGCTTTTCCGATATTATCTACCCATTTTTCTATGTTAGCTTCATTGTCAATCAGCCATTGTCCCATTCTATCTGCAATTTTACCCATCGTTCCGCTTTGCGTATCTACAATGCTTGTACAAGTGTTTTTAAATCTATTCTTAAATTTATCCATTTTGGAACCAATGGTGTTTTGCATAATATTAAAAGCTTCATCTGTTGCTCCACTGCTCTTTTCAAGAGCCTTTAACCCTCCGGCAAAATCTTTAGCTCCTACACCACTTAAAACTAGGGCTCCTGTTAATGCTCTTACATTCCCAAAAAGCATTGCCATTTTTTCAGTTGATCCACCTGTTTTCTTTTTAACATTATCCATAAACTTCGCAAACCCTTGTGATTTTAAAGCTGCTGCATTAAAGTTTAAACCTAATGATGCTGCCATATCAGCAGCCTCTTTTGATGGTTTAAGAATAGTTGTAAATATTCCTTTCAATTCTACTGCTGCCTCATCTGCTTTTATACCATTTTTAGTGAGTGCAATCATACCAGCATCTAGTTCATTTAAACTTGCGCCTGCGGCTTGTGCTATAGGAGTTACACTTCCCATAGATTCAGCCATTTCAGCTACAGTAATTACACCTAAGTTTTGGACTACCATCATTTTATCTGCTATAAGTTGCATTGATTTACTGCCGGTTAATCCATAAACATTCATTGAGGCCATTAGCACCTTTAACGCACTATTAGAATCTGTAAACCCTGCTTTCGCTAACTTTGCGGATATTAAAGAGGCTGCTAGTGAATCTTTAGATTTAACACCACTTGAGATAGCATCATATTGTGTGTTAGCTAATTCCTCAACTCCAACTCCTGTTTTATTTGATGATTTTAAAAGCCCTGTTTTAATATCCTTTTTCTCTAAATCTCCTAATGCTATACTTTTTACTTTAGCGGCAGCTTCATCTAATTCCTTTAACCCGTCAATTCCAACTTTAAAAATAATACCTGCACCAACAACTGCACCTAATGCAACAAATTTAGCAGTAGTTTTAACAATTTTATCAGCCATGCCCATCATATTTTTACCAAACTTGTTAGCCATATTTACGCTTTGCCTACTAGCTCTTTGCATTTCAGTACTCATGCCAGCGACTCTTCTACTTATAGTAACTAATGTCGGTGACATTTTATCATTAAAACTTAATATTGTTGCTATTGTTCTCGACGTATATCTCACCTCGTTTCGTGTAATACCTTTATTGATTTACATTTGTTTTATTTCTTGTTGGAATACCATAGATTCAATGTAAAATATTTTATTTATTTCACTTAAATT